ACATACTAACACTTTCATACATAGTTCCTTTAGTGTTATTACTTTTTTCTAAAATGTCTTTTAGACTAACTACAGTAGATTCTTGTAATTCTGGAAAGTTTTTAATGAGTTTTTTAGGGCCTAATTTAGGAACACCAGGAACATTATCACTTGAGTCACCTAATAAGATTTTTACTTGAAGATAGTTTTGAGGTGGAACACCATATTCTTCTTTTATTTTATTAGGATCATAAAACTTCTTTTTAGTAGGTGAGTAAACTGTAATTTTTGGACTTACTAACTGTAAAAAGTCTTGATCTGAAGACATAATTACTACATCGTGAGTAGGTGCAAATTTCGTGGCAAGATAAGCCATTGTATCGTCTGCTTCTGCTCTGTCAACAGCACACATGTCTAAAGGAAGACATTGTAAGTATTCCACGAGTCTTAACAACTGGTTTTCTATTGATTCTGACTCATCTTCTTGGCTTGAAAATCCATCAAAGTTAGTAATTCGTTTTAGTTTACGGGTTCCTTTATAATCAGGATACAAGTTTTTCTTGTTGAGAGTTGAACCTTCACCTTCAAAAGCAATAATAACTCTTGTAGGATTGGTGTGTTTTATAGCATAACCTACTGATTTTAAGAAACCAGTAAGACCTCCAATGTGGTTGCCTTTAGGATTTATGTGATTAATAATAGCAAATGAACGTAAAAATGTGTTCATTGCATCAATAATAAGTACCTTAGGTTGCAAAACAGGACTATTGTCCTGTCTTGCTTTACTAAGTTTATTTATTATCGCTTGAAAATCTGGATCAATATTATTCTCCATCGTTTACGGCTAAAATACCATTTTTACTTTCGTCCCACTCAGATAAATCTTCTTTGATTTCAAAATCACCTGCTCCTAATATTGTTAGCCACTCGTCTTTGTGTTCTTTTTTATATTGATCTATTGCCTTTGGATCATCGTCAATAAAACCATGTACTGTTATTACAGTTGTTCCTTTAGTAGTTACACCAGTAACGTGATTTTTATCACACATAATACGAGTACGTTTAGCAAACTCAACGTCTTTACCATTTTTAGTAGCTTTCAACTTGCTTGTTCCACTGTTTGTAATGTTTCCAAATGTTACAATCAAACTTGAGTCAAAAAACATTGTATCACCACCTTTATTTCTCATACGAGGTTGAGACATTGGAGTTTCTGCTGGTGATACCCATATTTTATTTACTACTACCATTGTATTTGTGTATGGTGTATTAGATTTTCTTGACAAAATGATTTTTTGGTTAATAAAGTTACCAAACTGTTGACTCATTGCACCAGCATTCCACTGAGGGTTATTTGAATTTTTTTCAATACTCATTGAACAAGGTATTGAACCAACTGAGTCCCATAAAAATAACAAATCGTGTGGTAATCTTCCTTTAGCCTGTTCATCTAACAAATCAGCAATAAAACTAGCTACATCTTCAATAGTATTAAGTGAACTTCTGTCTACGTAAATAAAATTACCTGTGTAATCTACTATTTCTCCAGTTTCTTCGTCTACTACTTCTTCCATTTGGAAGCCCATTTGACGAGCATGATCCCAGTTCCATTTCATTTCAGTAATAATAAACACAGGTAATACACCCATTTTTTGGGCTGATACAGCTGCTTCAATTAAAGCTGTTGTTTTACCAGTATCACTATGACCACGTAACAAAGTTATGTGGCCCATAGGAATACCGGGTAATGAAAGAACGTCTTGGAATGCTGCTGAAAGTGGAATCCAACGTTGATCTTTAAATGTTACTTGATTGTTACTTAAGTTTTTTGATTTTTTAAACGATTCAAGGTTAAAGTTTCCTTTGACAGCACCAGAAATAGCTTCTGTTAGTTTTTTCTTAGCCATTTTTTACAGATTAGAAAGGTAAATCGTTGTCTTCATCATCAAATTTAGATGGAGCTTTAGCGTCAGTAAACAAAGCATCAAACTCATCTTCATTAAACGAAGACTTTTTCTTAACAGGAGTTGAATAACTTGTAACTACTGGAGTTACTGGTTGTTCAACTTCTTCTGTTTCTGATTCTTCTACGTCAGCTTCGGGATTCAACCAAGTCAACAAAATACCTTTCATTTCATCATACTCATACTTTTTGTATAGAGCCAAAATTTCAGGTTGTTCACTCATCCACATTTTAGCTTGTGCACTGTTGTCACTCAAAGGAGTAATTTTAGTACGAGGACGTACTGTAGACTTATTGTACTTAGTACCAGTTACTTCAGGTCCTACAGTTTCAATAGTCAAATCACGACCTTCATAGATGTCAGAAAAATCTCCGATGTCTTCGTCAGCAACCATGCTCAACAATTCAAGGTAAGTTTCTTTACCAAATTCCCACAAACGAACACCTTTTTCTTCTTCACCCCTAACAATGACTGGAGCAAATACTCGCATTTTAGGTTCGATTTTTTTAGCTAATTGCCAATTTTCCTTTTCTGATGACTTGCGAAGTTGACTTGCAAATTCTACAATAGGATCTTTTTCACCAAAGTTAGTCAAAGCAATCATTGAACGATTAGCTACACCATAGTGAAAATAAACCTCTTTAAAAGGATTTGATTTGTCAAACTTACTAGGAACGACACGAATAATTTGTTTACCTACAGTAGGTTTCCAGAAATTCTTTGCTCTTTCTTCTTTGTTTTGAGAGCCCCCTTTCTTGTTTTGAAGGGAATTCAAGCGATTTTTGATTTGATTAATATCCATAACAATTTTATTATTTCTCTACTAATATAACAAATAAAAGACTAAAAGCCAATTATATATTAATAATCTTGTAAATTTTTGTATTTAAAATACGAAGGTCAGGACCTTGAGTTAACAATATACTATTTTGATAATCGTTCCAACTTACTTTAAACTGGTTGTCTAACATACCGTTGTTTAGTTGTTTAATTAAAGTATTTAAAGCATTAATAGTATATAAAGTATTTGATTCTTTTTTTCTGTGTAATAAAATAGTATTTTCAGGTATTTCATTTACTGAATTTTCTGTATCTATGTTATAGGTAATTATATATTCAGTTGTTTGAGGACTTTCCAATACAAACATTTTATCGTACAATATAGCATAACGTGAAGTTATACCAGCAATGGTGTCTAATAAACGATTTTGGGCTGTAAATGAGCACAGTAACTTATTCTTCATGTCAAAGGGAATACTGCTAATAAATATCGAAGAAATATCATAAACCATAGTCTAGTCCTTTCTTCATCTTTGTTGTATAACCTGTGCTTTCTAACAATTCTTTTATTTTAGTTACTGTTTCAATTCCGTCTTCTTTACTAAAGTCTATAAGTATAGAATCATATGTGTAAAGAATTATTTTACTCTTCTTAGTTTCTAAAAAGTCTAATACTTTTCCAACTAATTCTACATTACTTTTAGTTTCTAAACTTTGAATGTAATAATTAAATATTTTTGTTGGACTTAATTCATCAGACTTATGTAAAATTCGACCAGTTGCCAATTTTACTCTGTCTTCTTGATTGTAAACCAACCACATTTTTTTAATTAGTCCATTGACTTGTCCAAAGTACACCTTATTTCTGTGTTCTTCTTTGATTCCTCCATAAAGATTTTTGAACGTAATTTCCTTCGCTTCTTCTTTTGATACTCCAAGTATTTCTGATATATCAGCATAGGGATCACTACTGAATTTAAAATTAAAAAGGGAACCAATAAGAGAAGGATGGTAAGCGGAGAAGTCATATTCTATTAAGTAATCGTTGTTGGGAATAAATACATTTCTTGCGCCGTTTTCTTTAGGAAGTGCGGCGAAATTAATGTTGTTAAATGCGTTGCTCGGTCTTGTAGTAATGTTGTAAAGATTGTACGAAGTATGTATTTTATTTTTGCTGATACTGTAGTCTTCAAATGTAGGTTCAAAAAAGTGATTGAATTTAGTTGGACTAATTTTAATACCTTCTTGTTCAATTCTTTTAAAAACACTAGTGTATTCTTTGTCAAACCAAGTATTTGGTCTGTAGTTCATGTGTTGTTTTATTTTAGTAAAAACATGGTCCCATTTTTCTAAGTGTTTAGTAACGGGAATTATACTGTTAATATTGTTTCTAAAGTAATGTTCTCTGTAAAAGTGAGTATGAGCCGGTGTATCATATTCATCAGCTTTAAAAACTTTATTAGTTTTATTTAAAATATTAAACTGAATGTCGGTTGTTTCTAAAGTAGACGGTAAAAAATAATCATGAAACTTTTTGTCTAAAACATAAATAAGTTTGTGTTTATTTAAGAAATCTAACACATCTTGCCAATCTAAATTAAATGTTTCACTGTGATTGATTGGAAAAATGTAGCCTTTACTGTTTAAACAATGATAATAAACCGCTACTATATTGTTAAATTTAGGATGAAAACAATCATTGCCTGGAATAATTTGAACAAAACAAGAATCTTCACAGTATTCTTGTAGTCTTTCTAATTGTAGTTTTGTTTCAATGATAGCATGCATAACCTTTATTAATACTATAAAAAAAGGCTTGGTAAAAACCAAGCCTCTCTATTATATTCCTAATTTATCTAAATCTACAGGCCTAGCATCTTTTAATGAACTTGCATTAGAAGCAGCTATTATAGCATTTGCTAGTTTACTTGTATCTTTAGTAATAGTACCTTTTGGATCAATGTATTTTAATAAAACAAAAATTAATTGTTCAAATTCTTCTCTATTGTTTATATTATTTAAATGATTTTTTAATAATTTTAAAGTTTCAATAATCTTGTAAACTCCTTCTGTGTCTGAAGGAGTATCACTTTCTTCTTTCATAGCTCTAACTTTACTAGCTAAAGAACTTAATGCTGTTCTAATGTCTTGTTTTTGTTTAGCAAAGTTTGGATTAACTAAAGCAGCCATTCCTAAAACTAAAGCTTCAAATTCATCGTAAGTATTAATTCTACTTAAAGCTGTTTTTAGTGATGAATTTGACTCAATGTCTTTTTCTAAAACTGACACATCAGGACGTTGTTTTTGAATTTGTTTTTCTAATTCTTCAGATACAGTAATATCTTTTAACTGTTTTTGTTCTTCTGGAGTTAATTTGGACTTGTCTACATCATCATAGCGAAGATTATACATAGCCATTAACATAGCCATTACTTCTACTTTATTTTTTCTAATAGCATCATCAGTAACACCAATACTTGCTAAAGTTTGGTCAATAGCAGCTTCATTTAACATGTTTCCTAATGAAATATTTTCAGCTACTCCTGATCTTTTAAATTTTCCTGTTGATTTTTGTCTTTGACTTAAGTTAATTCCCGTTACTTGTTGAAACTTCTTTAAAAGAGTATCAGGACTTTTACGTAAACTAATAACAACTTTTTTAGTATTAGGATCCCAAGACTTGTAAGTTGTGTCATTTGGATCTCCTTTAATGTTAGGATTAGCCATTTTTAACACACTAAATATTTCTTGGTTTCTGTTTAAATTTTTATTTTTAAATAATTTTTTAGCTTCATCAGGATCAGCATCACCTGTGGGGATTGGTCTTTCATCTCTTTTAGGACCTTCATCTTCAGAGCCTTTATCTTCAGAGCCTTTAACATCAGGACGTTTAATATCTACTCTTTGACCCATATCATTAACTCCTTTACCAGTAACGGCTACAATAGGTTGCCAATTTTTAATAGTATATGTTACACCCCCATCAGTATCTACTGTATATTCAATTACAACACTTTGGTCAGCTGTATAGTTAGTAGCTCTATGTTGAACTTGATCATCTACATTACTGTCTGCTTGAGTTTGAACTTTAAATACAACTTTAACTTTATCTCCAAATATTCCTTTAACTTTTTCGATTATAATTTTTTGGATTTCTTTATTAATATCATCTCCAGTAGCAGCTCTTGCTTTAACTAAATCTGAACCATCGTTTGCTACGTTGTCTTGGTCTCCAGCATTACTTGAAATGTGACCAATTATGTCTCCATTTATAGTAATAGTGTCAGTAACTCCTTTTTCTGCTATTACTTTTTGTATTTGATTTAATACATTATTTGTACCTTTTTCTACAACCCATTTCTGCTGTTCAGGAGTTAATTTGTATTCTCCTACTTCAAATGTGGCTGCTGTTGATATATCATCAACATTTTCATTAGGAATTAAACTTTTTATTTTGTCTTTAAATACCTTAAAGTCTTGATTGTCGATTTGACCATCCCCACCTAATTTGATTGGTTTTTTAATACTGTCAGGAACATCATCTCCACCTCCAGCTGATGTTATTTTATCTCCATCATCATCACCCATGTAATCAGGATTACTTCCAGTTACATTATCTGGTGTATTATCTATATTTACGTTATCTCCTGTAATTGCTTTAACTATTGCACCAATTGGTTCAGCATTTGCTCCTGTTGTAGTTGAAGCCATTACTGGAGCTACCATCGCAGCTGTTAACCATTTGTGTTTTCTAAAAAAGTCTCCTATTTTTTGAATAACTTTGACACCAGCATAGTCTGATGATTTTTCTATTGTATTTTTTTGTCTATTATTAACTAAGTATTTTTGATTATTTGCATCATCGTAAGCCCAATAATATTCTTCATCTGGTACTAAACCATAAATATCACCGCTTGTTTGACCAACTTTCCCTCTTATAGGATTAAGTATTTTTCCAATTGTATCCTCATAATCTGGTTCGTATTTACCCTTCCAAATAAATTTTTGTCCATTTTGTAATTTTTCTAAATCACTTACAGATGAAATTTCTACTGCTTTTTCATCAGCTTCATTAATGTTATTAGGAGATAAAGAATAAATTTTTGCTAATTTTAAAATAGTTTTTAAATCAGATGGTTTTTTTATTCCACTTCCAGAAAAAACATCTCCAATATCTTTTACAAATTCAGAAGGTTTTTCACCATTCTTTTTAAATTGATTAAAACTGTATTGTAAATATTTTTTAGATTGACCTGTTGCTTTTTTAAAAGTATCTTTTACTTTATCTACAAAACTCTCATTTAAAAGTTGGTCTTTTGAGTAATTGCTGATTAAATTTATTTCATATAAAGACTGAAGGAATTCTTCATATTCTCTTTCTTCATTTTGAATATTTGCTATTCTTAATACATTTAAATGTTCGTTCAATAGGTATTTCATAGATTATATACAATAAATATTATGGTTTATAATAAAGAGTTAAATCTGTTAAGTAATCTCTAATACTAGGCATGGTTTTTTGAGCTTGGTTTATAGATCTTAAATTAGAATCAATAACTCCACCTTTTATTAGTATACCATTTTCTTTTACATCATACAACGGACCACTAATTTTCCATAGTAATTCTACATTATTAAAATATTTACGAAGATTACTATTAACATAGTTAAAATAGGTTCCTTTATTTACTTCTACAATAATAGATTTACTACTTAATAAATACTCTAAAAAGTATCTTGTGTAAAAGGTTTGATCATATTCTTGTTGTGTAGGAGGCAAACTATCAGGTATAGGATTAGAAGATTCTATTAACGATTGTTTTGTTTTTCTAGATATTGAAAGATAAGTAGTAGAAAGACCAGATCCTAAGTTAATATTAGGAGGAGGACTTGATCTAACTATAATAGAAGGTGTTAACTGTGGAGAATTAACTGTTAATTCTTTACCAGCATATGCTCTTCCATTAGTATCTTTCCTATAATATCCTACATAATTTGTTAAATTAGAAGCATAGTAGTATTCTCCCCCATTAGTATAATAAACTCTAGGATCTATCTTATTTAATGGAATATACATTTATGATTTTATGTTAGGTATACAAATTATCATTGGGGTTGTATATAAGTTCGTTTTCTTCTGCTGGGGTAACGTTCTTACCATATCTTTCTGTATCTATTGTTTTGTTACTTTGTTGGTTTGTCTGTGGATCTATGTATAGATATGTAGAAGTCCAGTTAATTTTACGTCCAAATGTTTGTTGTATTCCTTTGGCAAAGACAAAATTAGGATTAGTAGGTTGTATATTTTTTTCTAACCACCAAATTTGATTATATATATTTGTTGTATTTTGATTATCATAAAATGGGTGACCTAAAGAAGTTGGTTGGCCATACATTACATAACTATCATAATAGAAAAAATCATTTAAAGATTGTCCATTTTCTAATCCAAGCCCAGCCTCATATGCTTCTTTTATAATTCTAAAAGGATTGTTACCTGTATTATCTTGAGCAATGTCTAAGAAATTTTTAATATTAGTATTTAATTGATTATTATTTAATTTATAAAAATCATCGTTTTTCTCTATTGATGATGTTACTGGTGGGCCAAAAAACGAATCTCTACCATTAGGATAAAACAAACCATAGTTTGAAGTCATAACTTGATTAGTTTTATAAATTAATTCATTATTCCAACCTTCAAATGCTTCACCAGGTGCAGTTCCTACAGGATATCCTTCTCCTCCTATTATATTTAATATTTGTTCTATAGTTTGGGTGTCTGTGAATAATATATCTTTATTTAATATGCCACTACCAGGAGTTGTTTCTGCGTTTCCATATATTGATAACCAATTATTTGTCCATGATTTTACAAAATCTCCAAAATCACCAATGGGAAATGAATTTTGAGGAGGGGTTGTTGGATTTAAAAAACCTTGAATATTGTTTTCCCAATATTTAGTTACATCTCCTTGTTTATAATCAAGTAAATATTCATCTATATTTTCTGTAAATGTAAAATTGTTGGTGGTTGCGTATAAATAACCTACTAATGATTTCATAGTTTGAAATTTAATAAAATCTACCAAAATAGGATATAATATAGCAATAGCTTTTATTTTCTCAACAAATGTTTTGAATCCGCCTCTGTCTTGTGTAATAAAATCATTAAAGTCTAAGTATCTTTTATCTTCTAAAATACAAATTTGAGTTTCTAATGTAGTTTCCCATTGATTGTCTTTTAAAGAATGGTTTATTTGTGTAATAACAAATCCTAAATTTTTATCATAGTAGTTTTTAGGAATTACATTTTGTTTTATTCTAAAAATTTGTCCTACAACTATTCCTCCTATTCCTTCTAATGTAATTCTTAACTTAAAAGGAATTAAAGCTTTAAAACCTAAATCACCATCAAATCTTAATAAAGACTGTTTTAGAAGAGTTGAAGGAGTAGATAAACTTCTATCATTTTGGTTAATTAAAAATTTAGAAGTAGAAACATTACCTGTAAGTAAATTAAGAAGAGATGGAGATTGAGTAGGTCCTATACTTACATTACCTCCATAACCTACCATATAGTCCCTAGCATATACCATAAGTTGAAGAACTTTTCTATAAAAACTACTTTCTTGAGTATTTAAAAAATACTTAGCATTTTCACTAGTAATTTCATCTCCTTGACCTTTTTCTTTTGATAATCTATCTGTTAATCCGGCATTTAAGTAAACCTGACTTGAATTATAAACATCTCCTAAATTAGCTTTTGATTGAGCTGCTATACCTACAATTGTACTTTGGTTTTCAAAAATTTGACTTTCTATATCTACGTTTTTACAAATA